TAGCGCGTCAAGCCGCGCATTGCGTGCGGCAACAGATAGTTGTAAAGCCATGATCGGTAGTCCTTTTCTCGTTAACTAGTAATGCGCCCCGTAGCGCGGCTGCCGCGGATCGATCCATGCCCGCGTGGCCCGCGAATGGTGCCATGTACGACGATTGACAAAGTAACCAGGGTAGCCGTGCCACTTGCGGTCAACGGTGCAAGCAGCATGACCCCCGTGCCTAAAATGAATACACTGCCGGTTGCGTCAACAGTCAGCGCCCCCAGCGTTTTTGCCAGCGCACCGCTGATCGGATCGAGGGCGACGGCGGTGCCCTCGGCGTCAACGGTGAGTGCGCCCAGTGTGGCATCGAGCGCCCCGGCAATCGGCGCAATGCCGGTAGCCACGACCGTAAGCGCACCCAGCGTAGCATCCAGCACACCCGCACTGGACACAATACCTGCGGCCTCACTGGTCAAACTCCCCAGGGTTTTAGCCAGCGCGCCCACAACAGCCACCGCGCCCGCGGCTTCGACCGTCAGTGTGCGCCTAGTGTGGTGTCCAGCGCACCGGCAACCGCTACCGCGCCTACGGATTCGACGGTCAGTGCGCCCAGTACAGCGTCCAGCGCCCCATTGCCGCCCGTGATGACTGAGCCATCCGATTCGAGGGTCAGTGCGCCTAGTGTGGTGTCCAGCGCACCGGCAATCGGTGCAATGCCTGCGGCAACGACGGTGAGCGTGCCCAGGGTTGCGTCGAGGATCGCCACGACCGCTACGGTGCCCGTTGCCGCGCCGGTCAGTGCGCCCAGGGTTTCGGCCAGTTCACCGCTGATCCCATCCGCCAGCGAGCCGGACGATTCGACGGTCAAGCTCCCCAGGGTCTTGTCCAGCGCACCGGCGACCAGCGTGTCGCCTTCCCCTACGACCGTGAGGATTCCCAATGTCCGGTCAAGCGCGCCGGTGACCGCTACGGTGCCATCTGCATCCGGCGAAAGTTCACCCAGGGTTTTGGCAAGCGCGCCGACGATGGGCAAGACTCCTGCCGCGTCAACGGTGAGCGCCCCCAGGGTTTTTGCCAGCGCCCCCTCAATCGTGCCGATGCCGGTCGCGTCAACCGTGAGAGACCCCATCGTCTCAGCCAGCGTGCCGGTAACCGCAACGGTGCCCGCGGCGTCAACCGTGAGGCTACCCAGCGTCTTGGCGAGGTCGCCATCGACGGCTACTGTCCCTGCTGCCTCGACGGTCAAGCTCCCCAGGGTTTTAGCGAGGTCGCCATCGACAGCGACGGTTCCTGCTGCGTCAACGGTGAGGCTACCCAGCGTCTTAGCGAGGTCGCCATCGACAGCGACTGTTCCTGCTGCGTCAACGGTGAGCGCACCCATCGTTTCGGACAGGGAACCTTCAACCGCGGTAACGGCGGCCAGGATCTCTAGCGCGATCATGACCCAGTCGTTAGCGCTGGCAATCGAGAAGTCTACCGTGGTCTCTGCGCCGCTGCCCGCCACGTCCTTATATTCGCTGTGGCTGCGGACGGTATCGCCGCCCGTGTCGGCAATCTGGTTCAGTAGGATCGGTGTAAATCCGCTGCCTTCCGTCCAGGCTTGCCCGCGCCCTGTACCCAGCCCTAGCAAACGGCTGTTGGCGGCGGTAGTCGTGATGACGGCGGAGGGGGTAGCCGTATCCGTCGCCCCGGTCTCCGCACTAGCGACTGCACCGATAGCACCCGATCCATTTGTGCCGCCTGTGGCGACACCGCTCAACCGGATGAGCTGGAAACTCATGGAAATGGGGTTTGTGGAAAAGGCAACGGTCACGCCGCCGCTACTGGGGCTGGCTCCCATCGCACGCCAGACCGAACCGGTGACGTTGTTCTGCGTGTCGTCTTGCTCTTGGATCTTCTCCCAGGTCAGCCCGTTGCCGGTCACGCCGGTCGTGTAAGCCGCGGGCGTGCTACCGCCGCGAGCAGCGATATAGCAAAGCAGAAGCTCATTGCTGCCCGGTGACCAGGAATCGCTGGTTGCACTGGTGACTGGTGTATCGACCAGCGTAGCTAAACTCTGTTCAATCGCAATATCCATGCGAACCCCAATAAAAAACGCCGCGTGCCGGAATCATTCCCCTTGCGAAGGGTAGATTCGCGCACGCGGCGCAGACAAAGATATAATTGCTTGACCTCTATTATCGCGAAGTTTTGTGTAATTGTCAATCAAGTGGCGCAGTGCGCCATGCGTAACTTATCGGCGGGCTTCCCGTAATGTAAGTAATGGGTTTTACAAAAAGGAGGTGACTTATGGGTGACTTATGGGTGGGTTATAGGTGGGGTATAGGTGGGTTATGGGTGGGCACAGTGTTGCTCCTGCTGGTAGGGTGCGGATCAAAGCCGACCTACTGGGCGGCGCTGTCGCCGGTCAGTCCGGTCGTAACGGCCCAGGCAACGCCTGCCGATGGTGCGACCTTCTACTATGATGCGGCGGCGATGGAGCAAGAGGGCACGTTCCTCTATCCCTACGTCGTGCAGAGAGGGGACGATAGCTGGCTGCGCTTGCGGGTTGAACGCACGGGCAGCGGGCGCTTCTTTGTCAATCGGGTGACTGTATATGTAGACGGAAAACTCTATCCGCTGATGATCGCGGGGAAGGTGAATCGGGAGCTTGCCTTCAACCACGAACGGGAGTGGATCGATCTGTATGCGTCGGCGGCTGACATTACCATGCTCAAGGACATGGCCTTTGCGGAAGAATGCTGGGTGGAGTTTATCGGAGAGGGTGGCAAGGAGACACTCCCGTTCCCGGTCGAACAGCAAGAACTCATTTTGCGAACCCTCGCTCTCTTTGAGCGAATGGGAAACGATCTGGGACGTTAGGCTGGCGCAGGTAGTGCAGGCCAAAATCTAGGGCTACGGTTTCGATGATCCGCTTGGCAACGACCTGCGTGGGGAGACGTTCAAGTTCCGCTTCCCGCATGGCGAAAAAGCCCCCATAACTGCTATACGGCATGGGCACCGTGATCTTATACTCGACTTCCCCGTATCGCCGTTGCATCACCCAGGGGTACAGCGAGAAACGATTTAACTCGTCTAATACTAGTTCTGCTTTGCTCATCTTGGTCACCTCCACAAACAGCGATGCCCAGTTCAGACAACCGGCAGAACTGGGCATCGTGCAGAAAGGCAAAACATCACACCCCCGCAGTTTAGCACCGATCCCGCCAGATCGCAAAAGTCCACGCGTGCTACGCGTGGACTTTTGCCGTTCCTACTGCCTTTTTTGCATTCGCGAGCGCCTCGCAATTTGTAGCCTGCTCCTTGGCAAGGCCACGACATACCACTGCCCAATACGCTTACTCCGCCGCTGCTTCATAGTAGCTCCTTTTGTGTTGGCGAAACGTAATAAGAAAGAGGTAATGCCCCCCTAGTATATATGATTTTTTAGACGGGCGCAACTATGGTAACGCACCAATCGGCACAGCGCTTAGCAACCGCGCTACGCCGTGCAGGGAAAGGGTATTCTGGTGGTGATCCCGCTGGTGCCAGACATGGCAGAACAGCCGCCCATTCTGGATCATGGCCCACGGGCGATTGCAGCCGGGGAGGCGGCAAAGGAGTGGTTCAACGTCGTAGTGTAGGGAGTGGGCGAGAATAAGTTGTAGCACCGGCAGGGACATGGTGTTCGTATGGATCTGTCCCCCGTGCCGACTGTCTACAATCAGCGATCCGTTCTGTACTTGCGCCCAAGCGGTGTCGCAGTGCAAGCAGGGCAGCGGGTAGGTATATTGCAGCATTATTCTCGCCGTTGGTAGTGGCTTGGCAACCGCTCTCCCAGGATGGAGGCAGCCTCCGTGCGGGCAATGACCCGCGTTTCGATTTCACAGTGACACGCGCTAAGACACTGCCCAGCGTCCCAAGTGTCGTTGCTTTCCCCGGGAATAGGCACCGTGTCTACCGGCTGCCACCCCGCCTTAGCAAGGTAAAGACACCAATCGCAGTGATCCGCGTTTCCCAAGCGCCGACGTTCGATAACGACCTCGCTTTCCTTAGCGCGTGGCTTACTAAGGCGCGCCCAGTACTGTTTGCGGGCTGTACCTATGTACATATCAACCCTGGCCCCGATTTGCGCCTCTGAGAGGGTTTTCCCCGTAATCGCGATCCCGAAGGTGAGCAAGCGCTGTAACTCGCCGCGGATCGATCTATCTATCGCGGCATAGTCCCTGGCGGTGAGACTGTTCACACCGCCCGCGCCCAGGGCGGCAAACTGGACATGCAACCGTTGCAACTGGCGCGCGCTGGCAAGATACCAGGCAGAGGCAGGGATTGCCTCTTGGGAAAGCGCAACCCCTAACTTCTGCAACGTGTCGCCACTCCCCTGTTCCAGCGCCCCCATCAGCCGATAGATCGTCTTATACGCGACAAAGCGGCCCCGCTCGTCACGATAGCGACCGCGCTGCGGATCGTGGGTATAGCCGGGCGGGAGCAAGGGGAGCAGCGCACTCATTAGCCTTCCTCTCCGGTGTCCTCAGTGTCACCAGGCGCTGGCTCAGCCTCGACGCGGGCATCGGCAATCATCAGTAGAAAACTGTTGGGGAGGTCTAGCTCGCTCTCCGCCTCTTCCGCACAGGCGAGTAAAGCGGTGACATCTTGCGCATTGAGAAAGGACAGGGGTGGATAGGGGAGTAAACGTTTTACTTCGATTACGAGTGCCTCAGACATACTTAGCTCCTTTTGCTACATAATACGTTGTGCGGTCAACAGCCGCTTGTACACAGGGGAAACTGCCGCAGAACTCCACCAGCCAATGACGGCATCCTGGCGCAGGTCGTCCAGGGTCGTGGTATCCCACTGGCTTACCACAAGCCGATAGGCCCCATAGAGATCGGTCAGTTCGGGAACAGCCGACGCGACCTTGTCCGCCTCCAGCGGGTCAACCCCCAGGAGAATCAGCTTGCGCGTGAGGTCGATCACCGGCTTACCTCGGCGCAATCCGCCAGCCCCGCCATCAGCACCTCCTGCCGGTCGTAGACTAAGCAGGCCAGTAGGATCAGCGTGGCTACCAGCAAGAAGGTCACCGCGCGCAACTTGCGTTCAGGTGACCAGGTCGGTTCACTCATCAGTACTCCCCTCGTTGAAAATAATAGGTACATATATTGTACGCGCTTTATATAATACCAGATAGGGGCTATCTGTGGCTAAATTAAAATGGGCTTGCAGGTAAGGATGGAGGTCTGCCCCCTGCGCGAGGCTGTAATAGTCGTCGCCGTTACAGTCGATAGTGCTGGGGTCAGCACAGATGTTCTGCTCGGACAGGGGAGCCAGCGCATCGCCATAATCGCTGACGTGCCAGCCGCTTAGAGCGTGGGGAGCCGAAGCCTGCGCCGCGCCCAGGGCGTGTAGGAGTTCGTGGGCCACGTTGCGGGGCGTGAGGCAATCCCGCGCGAGGGTGGCAACGCTTCCCTGATTATTGTAATTCCCAAGCCCTGCCCGGTCATCGTCCCACAGGTAGGCCCAGCCGCAAGTGTCATTGCGATCTTCGACCAGCAAGGTCTTTTCGCGGGGTGTTACGCCGACCGGCTCCCCAGGCGCAAGAAAGCGCACCGCGATCTGGCAGTCTGGCCCCACTGTCCAGGCCGGTAACTGGTAGCGCCCCGGTTCCCCGGCTTGGTAGAACAAGTGATTCACCTGCGCACTGACCACACTGAGCCGATCAATGACCGCTGCCTCATCCTGTACCTCCCCTTCCGCAAAGCGCCAAGCCCAGTGAATCACGTACATATATTGTACGTTACACGGCGTGGGAATCGTGGCCTGTCCCCCCGCGGCGGTAACGGGTGGCCGATAAGGCTCCTCGACGCGGATCGGTAGCGGAGAGAAGAGACATAAGATAATGATAAGAACTTTCGTTATAATACTACCCATTGCGCCCTGTCTCGGTTTCTACTCGCTAGGCAACTTATTCCTCTTCCTCGGGGCGGCGGATGCGCACGCTGTCTGTGCCCCCCGTAACCACGGCCTCATACTCTTCCAGGCAACCAACGCCGGTAGAGGGCAGGGCGTAGATTCGCTCGGCGGGGAAAATTGCCTCTAGAATAGTAGCGTCATACATGCCATCTTCGGCAAAGCTGCGTGCGACCTCGTAATCCATTGTCCAGCTTGACAGCGGGTTTGACCGGCTGGTAATCACCTCGCCATCGTCGCCGGCTATGTTTAGATTGACGCCACGGTAGAGGCGTAATTCTTTCACCCCCAGATCCCGCAAACGCTCTTGGGTATTTTCGTACATGGCCTTCACCATGTTTTTCGTATATGACTGAGAGGCGGTTTCCGCGAAAAGAAGTAGGTTGCGCACGTCTTCTACTTTTCCGATTTTCACGTTTCCGCTGCGCAGCCGCTCTGCCATCTGTATGACTCTGTCCTTCTCGTACATGTTGAGCATCGTCTCATCGCTTGCAAAATCCTCTAGCAGCGTAGCGGCCCGTTCTGCTAACGGTGCTGTCTTATCCTGCTTGGCACTAGCGATCCGGCTAGCGATTGTCTTCTCCCTAAAGGATCGCACCTTGTCGATGTTGGCCTTTTGCCAGTCGCTCAGAGGAACCTTCATCACCTCGGCGGCGGCCTCCTGGATCGACAGGCTGCGCAGATCGTCGCCGTTGCTCGTTTCGGCCCACTGTGCGATAAAAATGTTGGCATCGTCGTAGGTGCTACCCGACCGCTTCGCCAGGTCGGTCACCGCGCGGTGCTTCTGCTTTTCCGCGGTTTCGATGATGAACCCATAGTAATCGGCGGGGTCAATCTTTGCATCGCTATACTCTACGATATCTACCAAGATAGGATTGCTTCGCCAACTCTCTGGATCACTGGCATCTGTATCTATTTTCAATTTGCCTTCTATGCTCACCTTTGCCCCGTCCGCGGGCGCAGGTCGTCCCGCAGGGGCGCTGCCGCCGCGTTCCCCCGGCCTACCGGCATGTCCATGGAACCCAGAACCGGGGCCGCCCTTTGCTGCGCCGACCTTACCGGCTAGGGGAAGATAGTACTGCTCGTCGCCCCAGGCCACGTAGAGTTCATCAAATTCTAGTTTTACCTTGGCGGGTAGCTCAACCATGTCCACGGTGCTGCCTTTGGGCACGTAGGCCAGGGTAATGTGGGGTGTGAACCCGTGGCTGCTGGCGGGGGGTGCCACCAATGCCAGATTCTCCACCAGGTCTTGGCGGAAGGCCGGTAGCGCGGCCGCGTCGAAGTTGAGATAGACGGCATCAGCGTCGTCCCCGTTGAACCGGCCCCAGCCGTTGACGTACCCACTGACCGGCAGGTGGTTTTCCGCAAACGCCCGCAGGTTGATCAGGAGGTGATCCGCGGTCAACCCGCTTTTCTCTAGCGCGGACGCGCTGCCCAAAAAACACAGCGTCACATGGTGTTCAACGGGTGGTAGGATACTACTCTCTTTGGGCCAGACAACCTCTAGCTTGGGTAGCGCGTCTGGCTCTAGCTGAAACGCGATCATCACGCCGTCCCCATGATCGGCGGGGTCGGTCGCCTTCTCAGCGCGCAGTAAGTTGAGGGCCAGCGCCTCGGCAAACTCCTGATTTCCTTCAAGAAAAAACAGCATTAATGGCTCCTTCAATTTATGCCCAACGCACTCGCACTCGATCTGTTCCACCAATCACAACAGCCTCATACTCTTGCAAACAGCCGACGCCGGTAGAGGGTAGCGCGTAGATCCGCTCGGCGGGCACTATAGCCTCGACAATCACGCCTTGCCCATAGATACCCCCCTCGGCAAAGTCACGGGCGACCGCATAGTCCATCGTCCAACTCGCCAGCGGGTTTGTTTTGATGGTGGTCACCTTGCCCGCAGAAAAATCACCTTCCTGCACGCTTCCCCGATAGAGCCGCATTTCGGTTACACCCAGATCGGCCAACCGCGCTTGGGTCTGTTCGTACATGGCGGTCACGGCGCGCTCGATCTTGACGCGCGCCGCCGCCTCCGTCTCCACAAACAGGCCGCGCACGTCGTTTAGGCTCTGTAGCGTAACTTCGCCACTAAGTACGCGCTCTGTCATCCTTTGTAGCTCTTCCCGCTCAAACATGGTGCGGATCGTGCCATCGTCGGCAATCTGCCTAAGAACAATCGCCGCCTTGCGATTGAGCGGGGTGTCGGGCGACTCGTCGGTGTCCAGGATCAGTCGTTCGATGACGGTGTGCCGGTAGTCGCGCGTTCTCTCCATTCGCCCTTCCTGCCATTCACTTAGCGGCACACCCATTACTTCTGAGGCGATTTCCTGGATCGATAGGCTACGCAGATCATTGTCATTGCTGGAGTCGGCCCACTGTGCGACAAAGTCGTTGGCCTCGTCGTAGGTGAGACCGGAACGGGCAGCAAGATCGGTCACCACGCGGTGCTTTTGTACTTGGGATTGCTTTTCTAGAAAGAAGCCGCTGGTCACCTTGTTCCCTTGTGCCCGCAGGGTAGTGAACTCGTCGCCGTAGGCGATCATGTCAGCCAAGACCGGATCATCTTGCCAGCTACGCGGGTCGCCCGCGTGGGTATCGCGTTCTAGCTTCTTGTGCGCGCTGATCCATTTCCCGTCTTTTGGGGGTGGTTTGAGCTTGGGAAACTTCTTGCGGGGCGCGCCCCTGCCTGCGGCACTACCGCCGCGCTTCCCCGGTCGTCCCGCGTGCCCGTGGAACCCACTGCCCGGCCCGCCCTTAAGCGATGCCATCAGTCCGGGGGCGGTTGTCTCTTTGCTCGCCAAAAACAGCATGGTGCCCCTCCTGTCACGCCTCGTCGTCGGCGTCATCCTCCGTGTCGNNTCCCCGTCCGGCCAATCTTCTGCGCTGTCGGTTTTCGGTTCCGGCCAGTCGGCTTCGCTGGTGTCGGCTTCACCGGCCAGCTTTGCGTGGAGGGCACGGTCGCGTGCGGTCGCCTCTGGATTCACCAACTTGATCCAGTCGGCATTTACATCGCTATCGTCTAGATTGATAATCTTCATGGCAAACTCCTTGCTCTTTACGCTACTGCGCTTCTTGCCATCCTCGTAAACCGTGATGACCGAAGCGCGATCCGCGGTATGACCTAACACAACAAACTCCCATTCGTTCAAACAGCCAAAGCCGGTGCGCGGGGTAGAGAACACGCGGTCGGCGCTCACTTTGATGGCAAAGGTTTGACCGGCCCGCCCTGTCTTGGCGAAGCTATCGGCCACGGCATGATCCGCGCTCCAACTCGATAAGGCGTTGAAGGTCACGGCGATCTCGTCGCCTAAGTCCACGGCGGCCTGCTCCCCGCCAAAGCCCCGGTAGAGGATAACATCCTCGATCCCCTGCTCTTGCAGATCGCGCTGCGTGCGGTCATAGATGGAGCGCAGTGCCCGCTTGACCACGTCGGCCTGCTCATCGCGTACTTGGCGAACCCCCGCCTCAATCCGGTTGCGTTCGGCCACGACCTCATCGACCGACCGGCGCTTAAGCGGTAGGGCCAGCCCAGTAGGGAACAATTCTTCAAACCGCTCTCTTGCCAGGTGCGGGAATGGTAGCCCGTCCAGGGCTTGCGTTTTTAGGTGCCGTGCGCTGTCCGCGTCGATTTCATCAAAGAGATTGAGATAGTCCAGTTTGTCGTTAAAATCACGTTCCCACAGCCGGTTCTCTTGCTCCCACAGCGACTGCTGCCAGTCACTATAGGGGGTGTCAAAGACCTCCGCTGCCGTGCGTTGGATTAATTGCGCACCATACCCCTGGTTTGACGAATCGGCCCACGACTTGATAAACGCGTTGGCGTCGGCGTAGCGTATCCCAATGTCAGCGCTCAGTTCGGTAACGATCTTGTCCTTGAAGTGGATAGTGCGGTCACCCATCCGCAACGTCGAGTATTGCGATTCATCCGGTAGCCCGACATCGCCACCCAGCCAGGCCCGTACAACCGGATCAGCGTCGTAATTCATCGCGTCGATCGCATCACTGTGGGAAGCGCCCTGCGCTTCGATTTCACCCAATGTCGGTGCGCTGCTACGCGGAGCGCTGCCGCCGCGCTCGCCAGGTCTACCGGCATGCCCATGAAAGCCAGACCCCGGCCCGCCCTTTTCCGCACTGACAGACTTTTTCAAGGATGGGGCGTCAGCCTCGACAATCGCGATATCAGCCGGATCGAAGACCACCAAGACATCTTCGTCTTCTCGGGTGATTACAGAGTCGTAGCCCTTCTCCTGTAGAACCAGGGTGAGCGCTTTGGCCTTAGACAAGGTGTTGTCTGCCGCCATCTTCTCGGCAATCTCATCAGCAAAGGGGCTGGTGCTTAGTTTGGTCAAAAGCGGCTGGGTCGGCTCGTCGGGTTCAGGGAGGTGGATATACGGATTCTTCACGTTGACCCTGACCTCGACATCAGTATCCCCAAAAAACTTCACGCCTTTTTTGTTGGTGAAGTAGACCCCCTCCCCGAAAAAATTACCGCTGTGCCTTACATCCAAGCGGAATCCCTCATCACGGATCGCGGCGGCGGCTTGCGCACTGGTCGCATGGTAATAGGCTCCAGGAGCTTTGCTCCCCTCGGCAAACGCTTCTGCTTTTGAGCGGCTCATCTGCGTGTTGCCCTCTTTCCGACTGCCACCCCGTTCCCCAGGTCTACCGGCATGTCCGTGGAACCCAGACCCCGGCCCACCTTTCGTGGCGCTGCCGCGCTTGGGGAGAGCGTCACGGCGCAGGAGGGTAATCGCTCCGTTGGGATCGCCATAGGAGACCGCCAGCCCTGCCAGCACATGGTAACCGGCGACGACTTCCGTCCAGGAGATCACCGCCTCCCCGCTGCTGACCGTGTCGCCGTGATCCGTGGCATCGACTATCGGCCTTGTCCCCAGGTATACAGTCTCGCCCACCTTCCGCCAGCGGGCGGATTCCTTGCCCTTCTTGCGCTTTTCGGCGGCGATCTGGTCGGCAAGCTCTTGATCGTGGTCACGCTGGGCGCGGGCGCGGTCGGCGGCTAAACGTTTCTCTTCCTCGCTTGCGCCGCTGCCCCTGCCGCCCTGTTTCCCCGCGGTAGGTAGATTCCCAATCTTGGCAGGGCGTACCCCCGCCTTCTTTGCCTTCTCTTTGGCAAGCTCATCCTCGGTATCGATCTGGGCGCGGAGGGCATCCCCTAGCTCGGTATCGCTGGCAAGCGCGGTCATAATCGCGCCGATGGCCTTTTGGCGCGGTGCGCCCCCGGCTTTGTACATCTGGCTCAGATCGTATAATTGCTTGATCACTGGCCCCTTAAAGCCCAGGGCAAAAAAGTGTTTCCCCGCGTCAGAGGCCAGCAGGTTGCCGGTTGGCTTCCCGCCATCTAGTTTTTGAATCGCTACCGCAATGGCCTGCGTGCGGGTGACGGGCCGGTCGGATAGGGTGGCGCTGGGCTTGCGCTGGGCAGCGGGTGTGCCGCCCGTGGGTGAGCCGGTGCTGCCGTCGTTGTCGCTACCACCCCGCTTGCCAGGGCGACCGGAATGCCCATGAAACCCAGAACCGGGGCCGCCTTTGGTAGTGGGCCTGCGCGGTACGGCGTCTTTGCGGATCAGGGTGATCTCTCCCTCTCCCGGCGCGCCATAGTCGATACCCATACCGGCCAGCACATAGTAATCGGCCAGCGCCTTGTCCCAGGCGATCTGCGTATCCCAGCCGATATTGCCCGCGTTTCCCATCCACGCGCCACGGCTATTAGTCGTCCACGACTCGATCTGTCGCCCGACCTCCCCTTTTCGATAGAGGCTCTCTCTCTCTCGGTAGAACGCAGCTTCCTTTTCGGCCAGGTATTGCGCCTTCCCGTCGCGTGGATAGACACCCCCGTCTACATAGACCTCGTCACCGCGTGGCTGCGTTTGTACGTTCCAGTCCCAGGCGTCAGCCTCGATCTCGCTCCGCTTTTCCCAAAGCGCGGGAAGGTGCGCACGGAGCCGCTTTGCCAGCGTTGTCTCGGTGTCAATCTGGGCACGTAGCGCGGCCCCTAACTCGCCTTCATCCGCCAATGCCGACAAGATGGTATCGACGGCAACGCGCTGATTCTCCCCGCCCGCCGTGTAGGCGTTTTGCAAGTGGCGAAGCTGGCTGACGGTCTCTGCGCTAAAGCCTAGATCCAGGTAATGCTGATCCAGCACCCCCCGTCCCGCCAAAAAGCCACGCGTACTGCCCCGTTCGAGCCACTCCTTTGCCTGTTGCATGGCAGCCGTGGTCTCGACATCGACAGTCGCTACGCCACTGGGAGCGCTCCCTCCACGTTCGCCGGGCCGACCGGCATGGCCGAAGTGCCCCGACCCCTCCCCGCCCTTGACCGCGTCGCGCCACGGAGCCATGCGTTTCCAGCGGGTAAAGACGCGGTGAAAATCCGCCTCGATTTGCGTGATCGCGGCAGCCTGTGCCTGTGCAGCAATCGTTGCCATGCTAAGCTCCCGTCTCATAACTACCCAGGTAATACTCCTCGGTCGCATACTTGTTCCACGGTAAGCGCAAGTGAAATCCCTCGAACCTGTAGACATCGGCGCGTTTGCCGTCTGCAGAAAGGATCACCCCGATAGTCAGCGGCTTGATTTCCTTACCGGCCTCCGCGGTCATCCGGTCGAGCAGCGCGTGTTTGCGTTTGAGAATCTCCTGCTCTTTCCACTGGTTATGGGCGCGCTTCTCTTCGGCGCCCATCTGCTTGAGTAGCTCTTGCTCGGCCTTCCCCGGTTGGCCGATGGTCGCGCGCCAGTGCATGGCGCTTTTGCCGTTGGTTGCCATGCCGGTTTTCACCTCCACCGCAAACCCGTTGCCCGCCACATCGAAGGGTGCGTTATTGACACCCAGATTGACGGTGCCAAAGGGCACGCCGACCGCCTCGGTCAGTAGGTCGATCACGAGCTTTTCCCCAATCGCCCCGGTCTGCAACTTGCTAAGGCTGGGCGTAGCCGCTTCCGGCTCCCCGTTCCAGACCTTCCCCTCCAGCCGCTTGGGTGCGGTAGGCGTACCCTCCGCGGCGCTGCCTCCCCGTTGGCCCGGTCTTCCGGCGTGACCGAAGTGCCCCGACCCCTCCCCGCCTTTTACCGCGCGCAGCCAGCGTGACAATGCCTTCGCCGTAATATCGCCACTGGTAATAAAAAATAACAAACTTTCGTGACTTTTATGGGTAAGCGTGGGGCGGGTCACAAGGCGCGGCGTTGCCTCATCTTGATCGGGTGCGGCAGGGAACCCGTGGGTGATGGTGATGTTCCCCTGCGGCTGCAAGGAGGCGAGGGCCGCATCGACCTTGAACCAGGGTTGCACTTCGTCCAGGTTGGGTAAGATCATCACAGTAGATCCTCCTTCGTGAGGGTGAGCGTATCGGATGGGGAGGCAATGATAAACTCGTACTCCTGCTTGCCCCCAAAGGGCCAATCGCTCAGGCGGATATAGGGGGAGGTGTGGTAGCTAAAGAGGATGCGATCTACCGGCACGGACTGTTTGATAACGACACCGCTTTTGGTGGCAAACTCGCGGGCAATGGACGCGTCGCTCGTCCACGAACTGGCCGGATAGATCGCTACGCCTATCTCGCTGCCCGCCTTCTTGGTGCCCTTCTTAATCGCCTTGGCGTAGTCCCCGTTGACACCGCGGTAGAGGGTGACGGTGTCGCCGTATCGCTCGCGCAGGTCGGCTTGCGTGCGCTGCACTTCGCTGGCAAACTGGTTGACTGCCTCTTGGTCGCCTAGTTCCATCGCCCGATCCGCAAAGGCTAGGGCGGTGACTTTGGCCTTAAACAGTTCGGCAGGGGCTTTGTCTAGGATCGATTGTAGGTAAGTAGCGGATGGGTCTTCGTCCAAGTAGGCAAGAAGTCGTTTGTGATCCCGCTCAAGTTTAGCAACCCGATCCTCGCTGCGCACAATCTCGGCGGTATCGTTCGCCAGGTAAGCGCGGGTCATGGCGTTTAGGGTGTCCAGGTTGCGAGCGTAGGTCAGGGGCGACTTGTAGCCGTGGAGGAGCGCTGCGATGCGATCTTGATAATCGGTTGGCTCCGCCTTAGCAAAGTCGCCGCCGCGCTGGTCAGCTAACGCCGCGTAGGAATCTTCTACCGCTTTGACCACTTCCGGCACCGCCATCGCATCCTGCATGAGCCAGTCTTTGGGGCCAGCGATGATCTTGCCATCGGTATCCACCATGCCGCTGCCATCGCGCTCTCGGCTGGGGTAGGAGACACCCACGCCGATATATACCCGAACGCCATCCACCATGACGGAGCGCGTGCCGTAGAGCAGGGTGTCTCTGGTCACGTCCAGCCGGTCGGACACGTCGCCTAGATCCATGCTGCTAGGCGCAGAGCCACCGCGCTTACCTGGGCGACCGGCGTGTCCATGGAACCCTGACCCCTCGCCGCCTTTGCTGGTATCGATATCACTCACCAACGCCACCGCATAAACGGTAGATGACTTGGCCGCGTCGTCGTCAAACGTGATCCAGTCGGGAGGAATCGTTCCCTCAAACCGTAGCCCCCCAGCCTGGTTCTCATCGGCAAGCAGGCGATCCGCTGCGTCGGCGGGGAGCGTGATCTTGAGAACGACCGGTTCTCCTCCCCCCATCTCGACGGCATAGTCGGCATACTGCTTCGCCATCGCCAGATCGGCGGTAACGAAGACCGACACCGCTTGGCCTGCAACCTGCACCCGCTGCACCGTCCACCCACGTTTGCGCGCCCACGCGTCAGCCCCCTTGCCCTTGGCGGCAATGAGACCCTGCTCTTTGATAGCCGCGCGATAAGCCGTCGTTGTGCCATGAAAAAGAGCGACAGACGCACTGCCACCCCGTTTGCCAGGTCTCCCCGCATGTCCATGGAACCCGCTGCCTTCACCCCCTTTTAGCGCACCGCGCAGCGCCGCGATGACGCGGGGAACCGGTGCCGCGTGATCAACCAGAAACAGGCTCATTGCGCCGCCTCCCGCTTTAGCACGTTGAGCGCGGCGAGCAAGATCGCCTCCTGCTCCGTCGCCTTGAGCGGGGCCGCGGTCAGGCGCGGCGGCTTGGCGGGTGCGCCACTCATCGCGCTGATCATCTGCTGCTCTTCCGTGCTAAAGCCACCAGAAGCCCCAGGTTGATTCCCACCTCCTACCATACCACCCGCAGCGCCAGATGCGCCCTGCGTTAGCCCTGGTAAGCCACCGGCTGAGCCTGCGCCTAACATCGGTGCCAGCATATCGGCATAATGCAAGGGCACTTCATCAAGTAGCGGTTGGAGGGCTTTTAGCTTGCCACTGAGCTTAATGGGCTTGAGGCCAAGCTCCTCGCGATTCTCATTGAGGGTGCGGGCTGGGCTGTAGCTGCCATACTCGCTCACATCCATCGCCCGATCCGCAGGGACAAGATCCTCGGCAACAAGTTTGATTTCGCGGTTGCCCAAGTTGTAGAAGGGCGCAAGTTTGTGGGTGAGGGTGTCGGCTATGTGGTTGCACATGGGCTGGATGGCATCGCGGGCCAGGGCTTGCTCGGCGGCCAGGCGGCTTTGACCGGAGGATGCTTCGTTCAGCCCCTCTGGGATTTTAAAGACCCGGCGCACCTCTTCGGCAGAGTAGCTGAGATGATCCAGTACTTGCATTTCGGCAATGCTATGCTGGATGACCTTGACATCCATTGTGCCCGCGCGGGTAATGGCGGTGCGGCTGCGCCCGCCAAACTGCTCGCGGATATCGCCCTCGATGAGCTTGAACTGGTCTTCATCCAGTTCGGGCGGTAGGCTGATCACCGCGGCGGGAATGGCGTTGTCTTCCCCGAAGTGCGTACCCAGCCAGTGCGCTTCGGCGTAGGAACTGTCTAGGTTAAGTTGCAGAGCGGTGAGCTTGCTCAACCCTTCCCACTGGCTGTAGGGGTTGTTGGTACGAAAATGGATCACATTCTCGCCAGGGAGAATGATCGAGTTGTCAAACATGTACTCGTAGTCGATTACGAGCTTGCCGGTTACCGCGCTGATGCGTAGTTTGTCGGGCCGCGGGCGAATGCGGAAGACGGGCAAGGGCCACAATTCGCTAGGCTGACCGGCCCCAGGATATTCGCTCACCACGAACCAATAGGCGTTCCCCTGTAACGGTTCTGTCCAGGGCACGTCGCCCAGCAGGAAAGAGCCGGTCATCATATCGTTCGGGTCGCGCAGCAGATCGAGCAGCGGGTGGCTGGTCAGATCCGTCCACTCGCCGCGCCCTTGCCGCGCCTTCACCGCGAAGTTGTCAAGGCTCGCCACCCGATCCGCAATGCTCAGCACCGCGCTAAAGACATGCGGGTTTGTAATCGCCAGCCGCATGTAGTGTTCTAAGTCGCCGCTGCCGATACTTCCCCCACTGCGCGCCACCGAGCGCAGGATGGCGTAGGCCGGATTCGGCGCTCTCAGGTTATTCTTGGTAGCAGAGTCCGGCGCGGCTCCCCGATTAAAAAAGGAAAGAAAGTTCTTGATAATCCCCATCGTCTACTCCTCTTTGCGTTTCACGTACAGTTATTGTACGTAGTATAGCATAAGAGTTGACGGGCGTGAATCCCCCAATTAGACAAAAGCAACGAGCGAGGCGGGGGGGGGCGGGG